GCGCAGTACATGCAGAACCCTACTGCTGAAGAGGGTGCGATTATTAAGCGTGAGTGGTGGCGCAAGTGGGAAAAAGAAGACCCGCCCGTGTGTTCGTACATCATGCAAAGCTATGACACGGCGTTTAGTAAAGGTGATCGTGCTGACTACAGCGCCATTACGACTTGGGGCATATTCCTTGAGGAAGACAGCGATGAAGAACACATTATTTTGTTGGACGCGGTTAAGGGGCGTTGGGAGTTTCCTGAATTAAAGGAACAGGCCAATGAAATGTATAAAGAGTACGACCCTGACATGGTTTTAATAGAACAAAAGGGGTCTGGAATGCCACTAACGCAAGAATTACGGCGTATGGGCATACCCGTTACGCCGTTCACTCCTAGCCGTGGCGCTGACAAGTTCACGCGCATGCACTCTTGCGCACCTGTGTTTGAAAGCGGCATTGTGTGGTGTCCAGATACTAAGTTTTCTGATGAAGTTATGGAAGAATGTGCTGCTTTCCCGAATGGTGAACATGATGACTTGGCGGATTCGATGACACAGGCTATACTGCGGTTTAGGCAGGGTGGTTTTATTGTCACCAAAACTGACTATAATGATGAAGATGAACACAGCTACAGTAAACGCAGAGAATATTATTAGGAGACAACTAATGGGCAAAAAACTAAAAGCAGTCCCTTCCAGCAACAAAGGTCTATCCAAACTACCAAAAGGTGTTCGGAATAATATGGGTTTTTTTGCTAAAGGCGGTAGCGTTGAGGTTAATGGCGTAATGCAAGAGCATTATCCTGAAGCCGTAGACGCTTCTACTGCTGAAGACCACACAGGGTTTTCTCGCGGCGGCGGTGCTGCACTTCGCGGAACAAAGTTTATCGGTGTAAAATAATGCCAAAAATAACAATAGACGTTGATATGTCCTACAAAGACTACTTTCTAAGCCCTGAAGAGGGCGTTGTGATTGAAGACGTTGTAGACGATGATGTTGCCGAAGAAATTGTTGTTACTTGCCCGACTTGTGGTGCGGTAGTGACTGAAGAGGTTGAGGCAGATTAAGTTGGCGTTTTCCGCTCCTCCCAACGGGTTGCGTCAGCGGTTCCCAGTTTCTGTCCTTTCATTGGTAGAGCTTTTCTGCCTCAACGCTATAATAGGAACTTAATATGGCTTTTATAGATCGTGATTCTGGACCGGGTGGCATTCCTGAAATGCCTATGTTGCCTGAAGAGAATGTTCTAGCAAACATTACTGAATTGCCGCCAGAACCCGGTGTATTTGAGTTTGATGACGGTAGTGCTGTTGTTGGGGATTACGATGACGGAATGGAACCTTTACCAGACGTTGGTTTTGATGGAAATCTGGCTGATGTTATTGATAGTTCTGTTCTTGGGCGTATTGCTTCTGATTTGGTTGGCTATATTGATGATGACTTATCGTCCCGCCAAGATTGGGAAGACACGTATAAGCAGGGACTAGAGTTCTTAGGCATGAAAACCGAAGAGCGCACTGAGCCTTTTGAGGGTTCTTCAGGCGTTATTCACCCACTACTTGCTGAGAGTGTTACACAGTTCCAAGCGCAGGCGTACCGTGAGCTTTTACCCGCTAATGGTCCTGTTAGAACACAGGTCATTGGCGAACAGAACGAAATGCTGGTTAAGCAGGCCGAGCGCGTTAAAAACTACATGAATTATCAGATTACTTATGAAATGGAAGAATACGATCCCGAACTGGATCAGATGTTGTTTTATTTACCCGTGATTGGATCGACCTTTAAGAAGGTTTACCGTGATCCAATAAAGCAACGCGCTGTTAGTAACTTCATTCATGCAGAAGATTTAATTGTTCCTTATGGCGCAACAGATTTGTTGTCTTCACCGCGAATTACGCACCGTATTACAATGGATTCCAACGAAGTTAGGAAGCTGCAACTAGCTGGATTCTATAGTGACATAGATATTCCGACTGACGGAACTTCAGACGATACAATGGATGAAGTTCAAGAGTCGATTGATGACATACAAGGCATACACCCGTCTAATTCATCGACAGACCTTACTTTGTATGAGGTTCATACTGATTTAGACCTTGAGGGTTTTGAAGACATTGGCGTTGATGGTGAGCCTACTGGATTAAAACTTCCGTACATTGTGACTATTCTTGAAGATACTAACGAAATACTTTCGGTTCGCCGCAATTACAAAGAAGACGATATGATGAAACGTGCGCAAAAGTATTTTGTGCATTATAAGTTTTTGCCCGGTTTGGGGTTTTATGGCTTGGGCCTGACGCACATGATTGGTGGCTTGGCTATGGCCTCAACATCTATTCTGCGTCAGCTTATTGATGCTGGTACGTTAGCGAACTTGCCAGCGGGTTTTAAGGCCCGTGGTGCGCGTATTCGTGATGAAGACAGCCCAATACAGCCCGGAGAGTTCCGCGACATTGACGTTGTTGGCAGTACGCTTCAGTCATCATTGATGCCCCTGCCGTTTAAAGAGCCTTCAGCCACCCTATACAATCTTTTGGGTACTTTGGTGGACGCTGGACGTAGGTTTGCGTCTATGGCGGATATGAAGGTTGGTGAGATGAGCGGTGAAACGCCCGTTGGAACCACTATGGCGATTATGGAACGTGGGACAAAGGTTATGTCCGCAATTCACAAGCGCCTGCACTATTCGCAGAAGATGGAGTTCAAACTTCTATCTAAGGTTTTTGCGCAAGACATAGAGCCTTACCCTTATATGGTGTCTCAGCAGTTTGGACCTGAGATAAAAGCTCAAGACTTTGACCAGCGCGTTGATGTTTTGCCTGTATCAGACCCAAACATTTTCTCTATGTCGCAGCGCATTGCTTTAGCGCAAAGCGAATTGCAGTTAGTGCAGTCTAACCCTGAGATACACGGTGGACCTCAAGGTTTGTATCAGGCGTATCGCAAGATGTATGAAGCGTTAGGCGTAAACAACATTGATGGCATTTTGCCACCGCCACCGCCTCCCCCGCCGCCTGCTAATGCTGCTAAAGAGAACCAGAACGCGCTTATGGGCGTTCCATTGCAGGCGTTCCCAGAGCAAGACCATCAGGCTCACATAGAGGCTCATATGGCTCTTATGTCCACGCCAGCTATGCAGCTTAACCCTGCGTCCATTGTGAGCCTACAGGGCCACATACAAGAGCATATAGGGCTTATGGCTGAAAAGCAGGCACAAGCTCAGATCATGGAGAGAATACCTGCTGAAGTTCAGCAGAATCCAGAGCAAATGCAAATGATGATGCAGCAAATCAAGCCTCAGATAGATCAGATAGCTGCGGTTATGATTGCTGATATGGTTGAAAGCATGGCGCAAGCTGTAGAGCCACCGCAGGATTCTGACCCTCTTGTAGATATTCGTAATCAAGAGCTTCAGCTAAAGGCCGCTGACATGCAGAGAAAGACCTCTGAGTTTGAAGCTAGGCAGGAGCTTGAGCGAGAAAAAGAACGCAATAACGTATTGGTTGACCAGCAGAGAATTGACGTTTCAGAAGCGGCCTTAGATGACAAGACTAGAATTGCAGAAGAGCGCATTCAAACTCAGCGCGACATTGCCTCTATGAATGCTATGAAAAATGCCAGATGACAAAGTTGTAAATTTTCCTATGACAAGTGAAGTGGATCAACAATTTCTTGATTTAGAACGTCAAAAAGAAAAGATACGTGAACAACTTGAAGATATATTGAGCCTTAACGAAAGTTTTACAGATAGGAATGAAAAATGAGTTCTTCAGTAAGAGGAAAAATGGCAGAAGTTAACAAAGCAGCCAATCGTGCCGCAAGAAACCCAACGCCAGTTATTAAGACAGAGGTAAAGTATGAAGCCACACCGCCTGTTGCGAAAGAGCCTTCAGTCCAGCCAAAGCCCAAAGAACCAGCCCAAAGACAGGCCAAGAAAAAGACCGCGTTCTATAAAAAGATTTAGTAAAATATCAAAACCCCAAAGGTTCCACGGGGTTTTATAGCTTTTTACTTATAATCCTTGTATATCCCGAACAATTGCATACTATGTAGGCGGGAGAACAAGTATGGACGCTATACACTTAGCTGAATATCTATTGAAAGAAATAAGAGAACGTGATGCCCGTCTAAAAGACAGGGTTGCGGACGGTTCGGTATCGTCTTGGGACGAATATCGGTATCTTGTGGGCGAAATACGCGGCATGGCCTACGTTGAGGATTTAGTAAAAGCCGCGATGAAAGGCATAGAGTTAGACGATGACTAAAAAGTTGTTGGTTCCAGACCACGTTGCAAAAGCAGCACGAAAAGTTAAATTATCCAAGCCCTTAGAGGCAGCATTTAAAAACCCCGCTGAATCAAGCGAAGTTGAGGATAATAAAAACGTTGATGACCCTTCAAACATAGAAGTTTCTGTTCTTGAACGTTTGCCGCAACCTACAGGGTATAGAGTATTAATTATTCCATATTACCCTAGCGCAAAAACCAAAGGTGGTTTGTATATTCCAGACCAAACTAGGGAACGTGAATCCTTTGCTACAGTATCCGCTTATGTAGTTAAGCTGGGTCCAGACGCATACAGAGACGAGCAAAAGTTCCCAAGTGGCCCCTATTGTGAAGAGAAAAACTGGGTTCTTATAGGCAGATATGCTGGGAATAGGTTCAAAGTGGACGGCCTTGAGGTTAGAATCATAAATGACGATAACATTATAGCCACCATCCTTGACCCAACAGACGTTTCGTATGTATAGAGAATTAGGGAGCAAGGAATATGTCTATGGCTGAAGAAAACATTGATAGCGAAGAGCTAGAAGGCGCAACAGTAGAACTTGATGACGAACAAGTCTCAGGTGCTGAAGCGTATATTGGCAACGCCGTTGACGTAACTGATGAAGTTAATCAAACCCGAACAAAAGCTCGTAAAAAGTCAGATGGCGATGACGAACTGGAAAACTATAGCGAAAGTGTCCAGAAGCGTATTAATCAGCTAACGGCAAAACGAAAAGCTGCTTCAGAAGAGGCAGATGCTGCTGTTCAGTATGCTCAGAAAATTCATCAAGAAAACCAGCAGATGAAAGCTAGGTTAGACCAGCTTGACCAAGGATACAGGGCTGAATACGAAGGTCGAGTTGTATCACAGGAACAGCAAGCTAAACGTGCATTGACTGAAGCGCATGAGGCGGGTGATTATGAAAAAGTTGCCGATGCCCAATCAGCTTTATCGCAAGTTGCGATAGAAAAAGAGCGCATTAGATTGCAGACTGCCAAAGCTCAAAGAGTAGCGCAACAACGTCAGCATGAAGCAGAGCAACAACAACATCAACAGCAACAGCAACAGCAGTATCAACAACAGCAGCCTCAAAGACAGGCGGCTGATCCTAAGTTGGAAAAATGGCTTTCAAAAAACGATTGGTTTGAAAAAGACACCGTTATGAATGCCGCTGCTACAGCCATACACAAGCAAATCGTTAATGATGAAGGCTTTGATCCTTCTACAGACGAATATTACTCTGAAATAGACAGGCGTATCCGCAGAGAAATGCCTCACAAGTTTCAGGCGAGACAACAAAACGCCCAAGTTGTTACGCCTGCGTCTGGTAACGGACGGTCTTTAAAGTCTGGGCGGAAGAAGTCGGTGGAATTAACGCCGGGACAGGTCGCATTTGCTAACAAAATGCGGATACCTCTTGAAGTTTACGCTAAAGAGGTTGTTAAAATTGAAAGTAGGGGTGAGTAACATGGCAACTAGGTCAGCGCGTGATTCAGAATCACGGGGAAACGCAGAGCGTGTTCAACAATGGCGACCCGGTTCAGCTTTGGATGCTCCAGAGCCGCCTATCGGCTTTAAACATAGATGGATTCGTGAATCTGTCATGGAATACGACGATAAGACTAACGTTCATAAAAAACGGCAAGAGGGATGGGAACTTGTTCGCGCTGAAGAGTATCCCGACTATGTTGGCCC